GGCGATAAAATATTTCACAATGCATCTTATGATGTTGGCTGGTTAAGGGCTCATGGTATTAAAGTATCTGGGCGGATAATTGACACGATGGTGGCGTCAGCATTAGTAGATGAAAATAGATTTTCATACAGTTTAAATGCTTTAGGTTACGATTGGTTAGGAGAAACTAAATCAGAACAAGAGTTAAAAGAAGCTGCAAGCGAGTGGGGAATTGATGCAAAGCAAGAATTGTATAAATTACCCGCTAAATTTGTAGGTTTTTACGCTGAACAAGATGCAGTATTAACTTTAAAACTTTGGCAATATCTCAAAACAGAAATATTTAGGCAAGAGATACAGTCGGTGTTTGATTTAGAAACAGAATTGTTTCCTGTTCTTTTAAACATGAGAGCTACGGGGGTAAGAGTAAATCTTTCTGAGGCAGAAAAACTGAAAGATGAATTTGTTAAAAAAGAAATAAAAATATTAGATAAGATAACAAAAGAGTCTGGACTACCGGTAGATATCTTTGCAGCTAGGTCAATAGCAAAAGCTTTTGACAAGTTAGGTATCAAATATCCATTGACAGAAAAAACTAAAGAGCCATCTTTTACTGCTAATTGGTTATTAAACTGCGAAGCACCAATTGCAAAATTAATAAGAGAAGCAAGAGAGGTTCATAAGTTTCATGCAACATTTATAGATTCTATTTTAAAATTCCAACACAACGGAAGAATACATTCAGAGATTCATCAACTTAGAGGCGATGGAGGGGGAACCGTATCAGGAAGATTAAGTTACGCAAACCCAAATTTACAGCAAGTGCCTGCTAGAAATAAGGAATTAGGCACTCGAATACGGTCTTTATTTAAACCAGAATCTGGTCTACAATGGGGATCGTTTGATTATAGTCAACAAGAACCAAGACTCGTTGTGCACTATGCATCATCGATTGGCTTTCCTGGTTCAGATAAACTTATAGAGGCATATGAAAAAGAAAACGCAGATTTCCACCAAACAGTCGCCGACATGGCGCAAATCCCAAGATCCCAAGCAAAAACCATCAACTTGGGCATATTTTACGGCATGGGCGCAAGGAAACTTTCCAATGAATTGGGAATTCAAACAGACGAAGCCAAATTATTATTACAAGAGTATAATAAAAGTGTCCCTTTTGTCAGACAATTAGCAAATAGATGTATGGAATCTGCTGATAGGAATGGTGCGATTCGTACAATTAAGGGCAGAAAGTGTAGATTTGATAAATGGGAACCAAATTCATTTGGATTATATAAAGCTGTTTCGGAGGAGGAGGCTGTCCAAAAGTACGGAAGAGGCAATATAAAGCGTGCAGGGACGTATAAATCTTTAAATAGGCTCATACAAGGGTCAGCAGCAGATCAGGTAAAACAGGCCATGATAGACTGCTTTAAAGAGGGTTTTTTACCTATAATACAAATACACGATGAACTTTGTTTCAACGTAAGACCAGCGAAAGATTCTGAAAGAATTCGTGAAATAATGGAAAATTGTATACCAGAACTCAAAGTACCCTCTAAAGTTGATGTTGCTATCAACAAAGATTGGGGTTCAGCAGTTTAAAGCGCATAAGAGCCCTACCAATTTAATGATTTTTTAGAATTGTTCTAAGATATAACTAAGTTGTTATATCATTTGCTTGAGTTATAAGCTCAGCTTCAGCATCTTTTACGCTTTGATCATTGAGTTTGATTTTAATATCTTTTATCTCAATGTCTAACCATTTCATTTCAGGTGTTACTCGCTTCTGCGCTAACGCCTGTGATGCCCACTTTGACTCCAACTCTAGCTTCTTTGTTATCAATTGCTCCAAAGCCATTTGTAGCCTCCTCAATTGTGCAGAAAAGACGATCCGTTCTATATATTGGATCTTGGTCTTTAGGTTGTATATTACCTTTTAAACCTTCAAGGAAGAAATTTTTTAATGCATCCTCCTCATCTTTTCCACTAATTAACTCATCGTAGTGCCAGCCTTTATGTCTGATTTGTATACGATAAGACTTCATGTAATAATATAAGGTATCATGGGACTCACGTCAACTAGCAATTGAGTTAGATTTTACGCAGTTTATTTGCATTTTGAGTATTTTTAACCCCTGTTTTTCAAAGTTTTTTTCTATTTCTTCTGCTTTATTTGGTAACACTTTTACGCAATTTTTTAAAGATAATTCTTCAGGCCAATAAAATGATGAGCAATCATATACTGGGGTATTTATCGCTGTAAAACACATGTGAACGACTATGTAATAAACTTTCATGATTTAACATTATATGTAAAAAAATATATTGACAATGGCTGTGACATTAATATATACATGGGACATGAAAAAGATGGTAGCTCAACAAATAGCAGATATTAAAAACTCACCGACGACGGATCATGGATCCCAGGTAAAGAGTGATATGCTGGATACTGATATGTTTACAGTTGAGCTCAACAAAAGAACAAAGGTGATGAAGCTGTTTCATAATCAGAATGAATTGTTATCAGTAACACATGACGACAAAACTTATGTTGAAAGATTGTTCAACACATTATTGAACACAATAAAACAAAAAATGAGATTTTGGAGCACCAACTAATGTTAGTATACTCAATAAAAGAATTTTCTGACAAATGTAATACGATCATGGAAGTTGTTCCAAAAGATGCTTCGGAAAACAATAGTGAATTCAAAAATGCTACAGAACTCATGGCTGATTTAACTTTGCAGCTAGGCGACACAGGATATAATTTAATAGATATTGATATTGCTAAAAAGATGATACACTCAAGGAATGGCAAATGAAACTTTTCTTGATATTAATCGTCTTATTTTTCTTGCTGTGGTCTTCTTTTCCGAGGATGATATCGGCATTACTGATTATGATGATCATAGGACTGTCATGAACAAATTAGAAGCAAAGAATCACCCAGTATTGAAATGGATTAAAGATGTAATATGTCAATTTCCAGACATTGAGGAGATGGTTGAAGAACATTTGATTAAAGATACTCCACCAAGATCACAAGTTGAGTGTAGTAAAAGATTAGAGAATCTTTTAAAAGAAATACAAAAAAGACATGGGTACACGCCTGAAGATGCAATGAATGATATTAAGAGGAATTTAAACTAATGGTTAAAAGTTATTTACCTTTACGATCAATAGATAAGAAAACTGGTAAACCAACTGGACCTATTTTGATGGCAGAGATAGTAAAAAATAAATCAAAGAAAATAGTAAATGGCTATTACTTTGATGGCAAGAATTCTTACACAATCTATAAGGATGCACGGGGAAAAGAAACAATGAAAAAGGATAAGCATGAACATACAAAAACATAAGTCCGTTGCAGTCAGAAAAGAAGATCATGAAACTTTGACAGCTTTGTGCGGTAAAGAACATCGAGGTCCTGCACAATACATGTCACTTCTAATTAAAAAAGAGATAGAAAGACGTGCTAAACAGAAAAGAATGACACCAGAAGCTTATAAGGCAAAAATCATGAAAGAGGTTAATGGGAAGGGTAATTGAAGCCTTTTATGGCACAAAAGACAAACCTGCTTGTTCCAAATGCAGAGGGAATCACTACGTTCTCAAACAGGGTCTAGATAAGTCAAGAAAAGACTTGCATTTAGACCCGAAAAACTTTATTAATTGTAGTAGTTGTATCGACAACTCAAAAAACGCATCTTAGATTTTAGATTTTCCGATTAAGTTAATTAACAACGAGGTATTTGTGGCAGCACAAGACTTAGACAGTGCAATTAAAACAATTGCATCACGAACTACACGAACTGAATTTAAAAAAATTAAATCAGTTATGTATGGTCTATTTGCTGGTGTTGATTTTGGGTTTGATGATAGTGGCCTGGCCTTCAGGAACCATATGGATCAGATCTATAAAAAAACCGAAAAAGACCGTTTAACGATGCGAGGTTTACGTGTCGTGAAATGAGTTAGGTGAGGGCGCAGTGACTCTCTCTTTAGTCATCGTAGTAGAGCTACCATTTTACTAGACTGCGTCCTCGCCTAAACCAATATGTTGGAGCTAAAAACTGAATTTGAAAACGAAAAACAACCAGCAGAACAAAAGCTTTGGAGAGCGGTTCTGCAGCGAGCTTTCGAAGATGTCATCTATCCTGGTATTGAGCGTTCGCTCGTGGTTTTTAAATATAAAGCTCATTTATGGTTTACTAGCAGACAGATTGATTTTGACATTGTGTGTAATCTTGCTGGGTATGATGGCACTTATATACAAGATGCTTATCTTCGGATGGTAGATCAGGAACAAATTTTTTTCACTATAGACCAAATAAACTACATCAAATGGCGAAGAAGCTACAATGAAAAAAGAAATATTATTGAATTCTGAAAAACTGCGGGTAGCAAATCGCAACACTAAAATATGTTCTAAGTGTGGTGTTACAAAGTTAATTAATGATTTTAATTGGAAAGTCTTAAACAAAAGACTAAACAATGAATGTAAATCATGCCAAATGAATCGTGATAATGTAAGACACAGCTCATCAATTCATTCTTTTGTACGAATGAAAATATTAAATAAAATATCTGAGTGTAAAAGAGGTAGAAGAAGGAAGTTTACAAATTTAGGTTTTGATAACTTTTGGCAAATTTGGGAGGACCAATACAAATTATTCGGTGTCCTGTGTCCATACTCAGGCGTTGAGATGACTTTTCAACGTGGGGAAGGTAACATCGGCACAAATGCATCAATAGACAGGTTTGATTCTACGTTGGGTTATATACCAGGCAACGTGGTGTTTTGTACAAGTTTAACTAATAGCATGAAATTAGACATGGGTTTTGAGGAATTCCTGGTTCAGTGTCAAACGATAGCAGCTAATAGGGTTGACCATTCAAGGATAAGAGAGTATATGCAGAGCCTTCAAGGTCTTCGGACGATGGATCATGGCCCCGAAGATGATTAACCCGGGGCCAGATCTTCTATTTTCAAGGTCCCATATAGTATCTCCTAAGTAATTACTATGTATATCATAAAAATACATAATAGTACACTGAAAACAGGAAAAGTAACATTTATCCTTATTTATCAACACTTATTTTGTCAGTCTAGTACACTGAAAGTACACTGAATTTCAGTCTAGTATCTTCTGTTCTACTGGTCTGGCGACCTTTTTTGTGCTAGATATTAATTTTAGGTTTTATATACCTATATAGATTTAAAAATTATGACCAACGCTGTAGCATTAAAGAAACGTATGAAAGGAGCTGAGCTGCTTACACCAAAGCAGAGAGTATTTGCCGAATACTTTGTATCTCATTATCCAAAAGGAACTAAAAAAGAGGCAGCTTTACATGCAGGTTACTCTGAAAAGACTTGTGAAAAGGTGGGAAGTTTATTAACTAACCCGGATAAAAACCCTCATGTCGTAGCTTACATTGAAAGACTCCGTGATTCAGCCTCTAAACAATACAAAGATCATTTAAGGCATTTAAGAAGATTAGACCATTTATCTTCAGTTGCAGAGGATAAAGGTCAGTTAGCTGCAGCTATTAATTCAGAATTCCGTTTGGGACAATCAGTAGGATTGTATGTAGATAAAAAAGAAATCAAAGTGCAGGATTTGTCTGCAATGTCTAAAGATGAATTAATAAAACAAATCAATGAACTAAAAGATGAGATCCCAAACGCCAAAACAATACAGCTCGAAAGTACGGAAACCGAAGAAAAGTTGGAAGACTGAAGCTGAGTTTTGGAAATGCTTTCACGAAAAGCACAATGCTCATCTTACAACAAACGTAGGGAAGGTGACTGTAAATGTCTCTAAAAAAGAAAATTAAAGTTGGATATACAGATATCAAAATAGACTTGGTAAAAGAAATACCAGACAAGAATCAACATGTGTTCGGTGAGTATGATCCTGTATCACAAAAGATTCTGCTTGATAAAAATCAATCCGAAAGATCATTAGCTAATTCTTTTTTGCACGAGCTTGTACATGCTGTCGTTGATAATTCAGGCTTGAATTCAGACGGTAATTGTTTATCATCAACTAAAGATGAGGAGCTTACAGTTAATGCAATCGCTAATCAATTGTCTCAAGTTATTAGAGATAATAAGTGGTTCTTACCCTACCTACAAAAGAACATAAATTTGAATGAAAAAACAGGAGTCAAAGTTTTATCAGGAATTAAAAAAAGCGTGGCCAAACGTACATTTTCAAAGAATAGAAACAAGCGTAGGACTAGGAATTCCAGACGTTAATTGTTGTGTAAATGGTGTAGAGTTTTGGCTCGAGCTAAAGGTAAGTTTAGGTAAGCGACTTGCTATAACTAAATATCAAAAAGCTTGGATTTTAAATAGATACAAAGCAGGTGGATTAGTATTTGTGTTGCAAAAGGCCCTCTCGGAGAGAGCCCTCAAACTTTACGATGGTCCATCGTTACTGGTCGATGTGCCATCTCCCATTTGCCATTTCCCAACTCCCAACGCTCATAAAGAAATCTTGCTGGCCATCCTTCACCAGCAGCGTCTCCTGGCTGGCCAGTAATCACCTCCCAACTCCCGTTGAAGAAAAGCTCGTCTTTATTGATGTTTTTGAAGCTCCAGCATCTCTGGATCCAGACACCAGCTACGAAGTCCCACTTCCCGTTTGCCAAAAGTAAGGGTTTCCGTACCTTTTTGAAAGACTGGCGTTACCTGCTGGTGCTGGGCACAGGCGAAGCTGTAGAAAAAAAAATGAATGCTTGACATTATCCCATGATGATATATATAAGGGTCTTGGTAGCTCGACATTCATTAAACAATATTAGCTCCTGTTTTTTGCCCGTTGGGCTGCCGTGATCCCTGATCCATTGTGGTATGGCCTAGAAGGTTCGAACATCTACAATGGATCTGGGATCAGTGAGACTTATGAGACACAGGGACCCTGAGACGGCTCAATACGAGTGTGTCGCCGAAGCGGTCTCATTGGTCAAGGATCAAGGGCGAGAGATCGCCCCTGATCCCTGGTGATTAAGTTGCGTGAAAAATTATATCGCGGAAACAGGATAACACGAGGATCCGCAAGGTACCCGAACTTGCCCTGTATCACCTGGGATCAGCGAGAGTTGATCGGGATTCGAAGGCGTCAAAGCCTAACCTTGGGGTTGGATGGTTAACCTTAACCCCATTGGTTTCCCACTTCCCA